GAGCGGTCCAAATCTCGACGCGAACTCCGGTCCCATTCTTCGAGGCCCGCAGCGTCCAACTGGTATAACTGCCCGCCGACGTGGAAATCGAATTGACCGACGAAGCCGTCGAGCCGAGCGCGACTACGACTACCACATCGCGGCCGGAGGTCGGCGTGACCGAAGGTAGAGCTAGGCTGGCGACGGCGACGGCGCTGTTGGCCGCCGAGCCAGTGGTCGCAGCGATCGCCATCAGTCGTACCTCATGCAGAGTTTCAGCTGGCCGTTGGTGGGGAAAGAGGTGTTGAACTGGGCGGTAGCCAGGTAGGTGCGCGTGGCCCCGTAGAGCGTGGTGGTGAACTCGCAGCCTTCGGCCACGTCCTGGGCGTGCACCCAGCCAATCACGGTCATGGGGTTCCCGTAGCGCCCGTAATCCGGAAAACCTGGAGTGATCGGAATGTCATTGTTGAAAGCGCCGGAAGAGTTCGTCCCATTCCAAATCATCACGTAGCTTTTGTTGGTGGGGACGTTGCCCGCGGCCACGCCGAACACGATGGTCTGTTGGTAGACGCTGCCGGCTGGCGAGTTGGCATTGGAGAAGACCGCGAGGGTCACGCCATCGTTGCTATCGGTGCCGTCGGTGTTGTGGGTGCGCTCCACGAAACAGCCGAACGGGGCGCCGTTCCCACCTAAACTTCTCCAGACCATTATGCCCAGGCGGTTGGTGTCGCCGGAGAAATAGCAGTCGTAAGTGACCGCGCCGTTGCCCGCCGCCGCGGCCAGCGAGGGATCCATCACGGTGGATAGCAGCCCGGTCAACGTGCCCGCGCCGTTCGAGGTCGTCCCGAGCGAGAACCGCATCCGCGGACCTTTGGTCGCACCCGAACCGGACCCGTACTCCACCTTCAGCACAAACGTGGTGCCGGCGTCGCCCGGCTTCCAGCACTCGTACACGAAGCTGCCCGCGGCCGGCGAGGTGACTGTCGTCCAGTTCACTTGGCCGGTGTCACCGTTCGACACCCAGCCCATCGAGGAAATCGCCGCGCTGATGGCCGAGCCCCAGCTGCGGAAGTTGGCGTCCGTACTGCAATCGTTAATCAGAAACTGCTGGGAGACATAGCTCATTGCTTTAGGTCCTCGTGATCTGTAGCTCGAGCGTCACGCGCTGGCAGGTGGCGACGGAATCGAGATTGAATTCCAGGATGTCGCCGGCGGTGATGGCCGTCGTCCAGCCGGTCAGCGTGGTGCTGGTATTTTTTTGCGCGCTCGTCAGCGCCGGCTGCGCGCTGGCCACGATCGACGAGGTGGTGGGGAAACCGGCGTAGGTCGACTTTTTGACCGTGATCTGCGCCGAGCCGGATTGATCGGCGACCAGCGTCCAGCCGGTGATGGTGCACCCGTAAGGCACCTGGATGTAGCCTTTCGAGCCGGTTGCCGGCGAGGATCCGCCGCCGTCGATGGTGATGCCGATGGCGCCCACCAGGCCAGAACTGGGCTTCGACCAGTTGGCGGTGCCGTCCAGGTACTTGGTCGCATCGTTCGGCGGGGTGGGCACCAGGCCGGCCACGGTCGCGGTGGCGAAGGCGTGGTAGGCCGAGATGTTGCGCGGATCCGTCGCGGCCGAATCGGCTTGCCACTTGACGTTCTGCGCGCCCGCCGGCGCCGCGGGTAACGAGTCGTTGAGGTTGTCGGTAGCGGAATCGAGAGTGGGCAAATCAGACTCCGTTCACGGTGACCGTGGCCACGCCGCCGGCCGCGGGGCTGCCGAGATCGCCAGGCTGCGTGACCGTCGACGAGCTCGCACCCGAGGGCAGCCGGCCGCTGCCGGAGCGAATGGCAATCACCACGATGTCGAGCGAGCCGTCGTTGTATAAGGTTCCGACCCCGCCGTGGGGCAGGCGGAACTCCGCGATGGTCGCGACTCCCGTGGACTGGTCGACGTACTCCTCGAACAGGATCAGGCGCTCGGCCGAGTCCGGCCCGGTCGAGTGAATCGACCAGAGGACGATGATCTCCGAGCGGGCATACTGGTAGCCGTCGCGCGGGCTCACCGGCAAGGGCACGGTGTAGCCGTTGGTCTGCGCCAGGTGGGTGAAGATCTCCGGCACGCTGATCGCTTCCTGGGTGTTGTCGTTGACCTGCTGCAAGAGCTCATGCGGCAGCGGGTTGCCGGGCTGGAATTCGGTGAGGTCGACTTCGGAAAATTCGTTGCCCAGGCTAAAGGGCGTGCCCGTCACCGGCCGGGTGCAGATGGCGAAGACTGCGACCCGGCCGGCCATGGCGTCGATGTTCGAATTCGAGGCCACGTGATCGAGGAAGGTGTCGCAATGCACCACGCCGGTCGCATAGGTGACGTTCGACTCGAGCCGCTGCAGGAACAGCCCGCTGGTGGGCGCGGTGTAGCTGGTCTTCTGGTAGGTCCAACGCCAGCAGGGGATGAACACGCAGTTGGCGTAAGCATAGACGTAGCCGTCGGCCGGCGAGATCGGCCGCGGCACGGTGTCGGCGTCGACGAACTCGCCCATGTAGATCGCCTCGGTCGAGACCACGGCAAACTTCGCGTTCTCGTTCATCTGCTGGGCGTCGGCCTGCTCGAGCGGTTCGTCCTGGTAGAAGGTGGTATCGGCGATGTCGCTGTAGCTGGGCGTGGTCGCCAGGATCAGGTCGCGCTGCCGGCGCTGCGCGATGGTGAAGACGGCGAGAATCCCGTCCGTGGTGCGACTGTTGGGCTTCGAAGAGTGGATCCAGGTGTACCACTCCTCGCAATGCACGCCGCCGCCGGGCGAGAGTGAGGATTGCCACTGGTCGACTTGCCAGTTGCAGTACCAGAGGGCTTCTTCCGCCGAGGCCCAGCCCGTGGCCGGGTTCACCGTCGACTTCGGCGCCCAGACGTACAGGCACTCTTCGCGGGTGTACGAGTAGGAGTCGACGGTCGAGACCGGAAGGTTCACGGTGTCGCCGTCGCGATAGGTGCCGTAGAACACCTCGAAGCGGACCATGCCCAGCTCGGCATTTTCCGAGATCTTGGCCAGGTTGATGCCGCGGCAGACTTGCCCGGACGCGAAGCTCGAATCGGGGATGTCGCAGAAGCCAGGCTGCGAGCGCAAGGTGAGCCCGCCCGAAAGCAGCAGGGTGATGCCTTGCAGGTTCGAGGCCGCCAGGTTGACCGCGGTCGCCAGTTGCGCGACTGCGATTTCGGTGTCCAACAGGTTGTTGGCGTCGGCCGTGCCTTGCTCGGCGAGCGAGAGGCCCGGCAGCGAGCCGGAGAATTGCGTCTGGTCGCGCTGGATGCCGACGAGGGTCCCGCCGAAGTTGATCGAGCCCACGGCAAAGAACGTCACCATGAGCTGGGAAGAGACCGCTTCTTCCGAAACGATCAGCACCAGGTTGTTGGTGGGGTGGGGATTCTGGTAGGCGTTGACTTGCAGCGCGCCGGTCACGCCGAAGGCGGAAACTCCGGAATACTCGGCCACCATGGCGCGGATGTACTGGGCGCCGGTGAGCGTGATGGTCAGCGAAGTGATCGCGGCGATCGAGCGGCAGGCCCAGTATTCCAGTCGCACCGCGCCGAAGCGGTTGCCGCCAATCGGCTGCCAGTGGTTGACGGGCACGCCCATGACCGAACCCGCCGAGTCGGTGATGCCGGAAACCGACTGGCTGCCATCGGCCAGCGCGATGCCCACGACCAGCGTGTTGAGCACGGTGCAGGTGCGGGTCAGAACCAGCGAGGAAACGCTCGAGCCGCTGTTTTTGGTGTCGCCGACGAAAACAGGTTGAGACATGGGTTAGCCGAGGATGTTGCCGGGGTTGCCGTTCGAGTAAAAGCCCGCTTCGCTTTCGAACATATAGAGCGCCTGGTCCGCGCCCGAGGCCGAGGTGTAGTCCGCTTCCGCGTTGGGTGCGATCTCAAAGAAGCCGAATTTCGCCAGGTAGCTGGCGTCGATCATGGTGAAGGTGAGCAGGCCGGCGGTGAAATCCCACTTCTTATCCAGGATCTGAAACTGCTTGCCCGTGATGCCCATCACGCCGGCGGCGCGGTCCGGCACTTGGGGATGGGTGACCGCGACTACATCGCCCGACTCGAGCCGCATGGTCGACCACAGCGAGTCGGCGGCGTTCCCATCGAACTTCAGGTTCTTGAAGCCGTAGCGGAAAAAGATTAGCCAGGACATGAACGTGGCGATGAAGTAGCCGAGGAAGGCCGAGCGCAGCCCATCGGCTTGCACCACGTGTTCGCCGTAGATGCCATATTTCGCGATCGACGGCTGGTACTCCTCCACGATGTCTTGCAGGTAGTTGCCGCTGGCGGTCGAGTCGCCGTCGTCCTTGTCGAACTGGTATTCGACCGTGTTCACCATCTCGGTCTGCTCGGCCGATGGGATCGAAGTCCAGTTCGCCGGGCCCAGGGTCATGGCTGCGACCGGCCCGGTGAGTGGGTAGAAGAACGCGACCGTGACCTGGCCGAGCGCGTTCACGAAGAGATACCCGCCGAGCGGCTTCATGATCTGGTTCTTGATGAAGTCGAGGGCGGCCGGCGGCGAACTCAAGTGGAACAGGAAGCTGAGGCCGGCCAGCGGGCCGTCGCGGTAGGCGGTAATCGTCGCGGAGTCGATCAGCGCGGCGGGCAAGCCTTTGGTGCCGTCCGCGTTCACGATCTGGTTCTGCAAAATGTCGAGCAGGATGTCCATCGGGTTGGCGTTGAGGGTGCGCAGGTGGCCGGAAGAAGTCACGCCGCCGTCATCGGCGGTCTGATAGATCACCTGGGCCAGCTTGATCGAGGTGTCCAGGCAGCTGAAGTAATACTCGAGGTTGAAGTTGTCGCTGGCCACGCTGTCGATGAAGCCGGTCCAGATGGTGCAGTAGTCGGCGCGCCCCAGGCCGGTGAACGAGGTGTTCAGAAGCACCTTCGAACCTTCGAAGACGAAGTTCGGGAAGTCACTGGTGATGGCGCCGCCGCGGTCTTGCACGTGGAACATCAAGTTGGTGGTGTCGGCGCCGCCGTCGAGATCGTTCACCGTCTGACTGAGGGGGTCGAGTGAGACTAGCCAGGGCACGGCCAGGTAGTCGGAGAAATTCAGGAAGCTTAGGCCGGCGCCCGTGCGCCCGCCGCTGTTGCAAGCGTTGCCCGGAAAGTATTGCAAGTCGGCCTGGATCCAGCCCGTCGGCAAGGTGCCGGCGTGGTTGAGGTCGCCGTAGAGAAAGGCCAGCCGGAAGGTCTTGTTGAGCGTGCCGGCCGCATCCCACTGGATGGCGAAGACCTGCCAGCTGGTCGAGCCCTGTAGGGCGAAGCTCGTGCTGTAGCCGCCGATCGTGATCGAGGCAGTCGCACTCGTCCCGGAGTTGTAGGCCGTGGCGTAGGCGCCGGCGCGCGCGTCGATTTCGAGCACAGCGAAGAACGAGTTGCCGTTGTTGCTGCCGGAGACGAAGTTCACGGTGTCGATGCCGGCGCCGTTGGCCGTGGCCCACCACACGCACAGGCCGCTGGCGCCGCCGGCGTAGGTTTGCAGCGCCGTCCACACGTTGCCGTTGGTGTCCGAGATCGAGGGCGCCGGCCCGGTGCTGGACGAGGCCATGAAGGCCAGCAGCAGGTTGCCCGCCGCGGGCGCTTTCGCCGTGCCCGTGGTGGCGCCGAAGTTGACCGAATTCACGCCCAGCTGCACCGCGGCCGGCTGCAAGCTGAGCCCGCCCGAGGAGTTGCACTGCGAGCCGGAATCGACCACGAAGAGCGGGTCGTAGGTCATGCCGGCCACGTTCGAGAAGGCGCGGGTGTAGCCGGGGATCTGGATCAGGTACGGGATGGTGCCGCGCAGGAAGGCCGCGAGCGAGGTCTGGAAGGTGGTGGTCGCCGGGATCATGGGAAGGGGTGGGTCAGCTGCCGTCGTAGGTCTCGAGGCGGCGCAATTTCAGCTTGAAGCTGAAGGTGTTGAGACAGAGGCGTGGGGTCTTCCAGTCGGTATCGTCGAGCACGTAGTCGTTGGACGCGGACAGGGTGGAATCGGGGTAGTAGGTCACGGTCCCGCCGGCCAGGGCAAACCCGAGGAGCTTCTGCCAGGCCACCATGTCGGCGAGCGCCGCGTAAGCGAAGTCCAGGTTGAGAAAAAAGTCGGTGCGCTCGTTCACCATTTGCACCGCGCCGGCCGAGGCGATCGAGTCGTGGCGCGTGGCCGTCAGCTCGCCTTCCGGCTCTTTGTTGATGGGCGGGTAGGTCGGGGTGAAGGTGACGCTGCCCGAGCCGGGGTTGTAAACGAACTTCGGAACGATCATTGGCTGCGCCTCGTGATCCGCAGCGTGTCGGAAGTCTTCAAGTGCAGGGTGTTGTTGCGCACCTTGCGGTTGATCTTCTGGACCAGGCCGGCCAGCGTGCCGTGGTCGACCGAGCCTTTCACGTTCACGTGGATGTGGGTGTCGCCGCCGCCGTTCGCGTCGAGGTGCATGCCCAGGTGATCCATGAATTTCTCGATGTTGGTCTCGTCGAACTGACTGGGCGGCGCCGCCGAAGCCGCTGAAGCCGCCGACGCGGTAGCGGCTCGCGAAGCCGCGCGCAGGGTGGGCGACGACATCAGGGCGTTGGCGATCCGGGCCAGGGCGACCGGATCATCGAGGGGAATGATGGCTTCTTCCGCGCGGCCGCCCGAGGCGCTGTCGCCGGCGACGAACAGCGTGGGCGAGCGCACGATGCCGCCCGCTGCCAGGTGGGTAACGTTCACGGTTTGCGGGCCGTTGGTCGCGGCCACGGTGCGGGCGCCGCCAGTAGTCGAGATCGGGCCGCTGCCAGGGGCAGCATGCGAGCCCGAGCCCACGTTCGACGCCAGGCCCGACATCACACCCGAGACCGCGTACAGCGCCGCGGCGGCGGCCAGCTCGGCTGCACCCAGGGTGGGGTCCCAGAAGACGTCGGCGATGCCCTTGGCGCTGAAGTATTCTGCCCAGCTCTGCGCCATCGAGCCAATCATCTTGAAGGTCGCCGCTTCCATGGCGGCGCCGAAGGACTGCTGGCCGGTGATGATGCCCTGCATGGCATTCGAGATCGAACTCAGCATGGTGGCCGCGGCCGCCTGGGTGGTGGCCTTCAGCTTGTCGATTTCCTGGCCGGTCTGCTTGGTCTGCGCGACTTCCAGCTTCTCTTCCGCGATCAGCTTCTGCAGGGCGGCGATCTGCTTGTTGATGGCGGTGGTGTCCAGGTCGCGCGCCTTGGCTTCGGCCAGCATGGACTTCGCGGCCAGCAGTTGCGCCTGATGCAGCGCGAGCTCGCCGGCGATGAGGGTCTTGTTGCCGGCGGCTTCTTTCTCGAGCGCCACCTCGTGTTGCTTGAGTGCGACGATCTTCGCCTGGATCGCCTTGGTGTCCTCGCCGCGGTCTTTCGCCAGGATCAGTTGCTGCTGCGCGGCTTGGAGCTCGGCGTGATTCTGGCGCAACTGTTCGGCCAGCAGTTCCCGCCCGAAGCTTTGCGCCAGCAGTAGCGCCTTGCCGTAGCGGCTCTTGTCCAGGGCTTCGCTTTCCTTGTTGAATTTTTCCTCGGTCTGCACGATCTGGGCTTGGGTATTGACGATCGCAACCTTGGCCTTGGCCAGCTGGGCTTCCAGCTCGAGGACCTGCGCCGGGGTGAAGAAAGGGTTCGACCGGGCGGCCTCGACTTTCGCCTGGGCGGCATCAACCAGGGCGCGCTCGCGCGCCAGTTGGTCATTCAAGATGGCGATCGCCGCGGTGGCCTGCTCCTGCTCGAGCGCCTTTAGCCGCTCGTTCTTCTGGCCCTCGCTGATGAGGTGCATCTGCGCCAGGCGCGCGATCGCGGTTTCCTGATCCTTGAAGTGTTGCGCGAGCTTGTCCTGGGCGAGCTTGTCCTGGGCCTTGGCCAGCTCCTCTTCGGCGCGGGTCAGCTGTTCGGCGGCCTTCTGGGTGGCGAGGAAGTTCTTGTCGACGCCGGCCGAGATCAGCTTGCCGTACTCTTCGACGATCTTCAGCGTGGCCGCGTGGTGTTTCTTCATCGCCTCGGCCAGCGTGTCTTCCGCTTCCCTGGCGTCCTTGACTTTGAGCGTGGCCAGTTCCTGCTGCGCGGTTTGCGCTTTGAGGGTTTCGCCAGCCTGGCTGTAGATCGCGACCAGGCGCTGTTGGTAGGCTTCGTGTGCGATCGCGGCGGCGTCGGTCGCTTGGCGTTCCGCGACCAACCAGGCGGTGAGATCAATCTTCTGGGCCTCGAAGGCGATGTGCTGCGCGGATCGCCACTTCTTGATGGCTTCGAGCTGCGCGTCCAGCCCGAGCTTGGCCGCGGCGGCCTGCTCGCCGGCCAGCTTCTTGCCTTCCTCTGCGGTCTTCAGCTGGGCGTTGTCTTTGGCCAGCTCGTTGATTTTGGTCTCGGCCTCGAGCTGGGCATTCAGCGCTTTGACCAGCACCTCTTGGGCGCCCAGTTCGGTTTCGGTCGGGCCGGCCGCGAGCGGCACGGGCCCGGCTTCCGGGTTCTCGGCCGCGAGTTTCGCGTTTTCCGCGTTCAGCTCTTCGGCGGCCTTCTTGGCCGCCGTGAGCTTGTCGAGTGCGACTTGCGCGGAGTGCGCGGTGCCGGCCAGCAGATCCGAGGCCTCTTTCTTCTTGCCTTCGGCGAGCAGCAAGTCATACTGCGCCTTGAACTCTTCCAGCGCGTTCTTCGCGCCCTTCGAGCCTTCGCCCTGCTCGAACCAGCTGGCCTTCAGCTGGGCAAACATGGCGTCGGCGGCTTTGGCCAGGATGCCGAACTGCTGCTCCAGCTCCTTCATCGAAATGTGGTCGATCAGCTCGAGCTCTTTCTTCAGCGCGTCGACGTGATCGTTCTTGAGCTCGTCCAGCTTGATGCCGGCCTCGAGCAGTTTGTTATCCAGGCCGGCGAAGCTGCCGGCCACGACGGTGTTGAACTCGTCCCAGGCCAGGGCGACCTTGTGCGCGTGTTCCGCCCAGGCCTGGATCCGCTCGATGCCTTTGACCAGCGCTTCGATCAGAAACAGGATGGCGGTCGCGCTGAAGGCGGCGCTCATGGCGGCGCCCACGCCGGGCAGCTCGGCCACAAAGGAGCGCACGTGCCGCGGCAGGTGCACGCCGAACATCTCGCCCAGCAAGCCCAGCTCGCCGCGCGCCTGGTACATCGACTCGCGGGCTTTAGTCCCAGCTAAAGTCGTGATCTCGCCGAGTTTGACCGCGCCGTTCTGGCCGACGGCCATCTGGTCCGTCACCTGGTCGACGGCATCGCCCACCTGGGCGACCGAGCGGGCGGCTTTGCCCATCGAAGCCTCGGCCGCGGCGGGCACGCGCGTGAAGGCTTCGTCGAGGTGCGTGGTGTCGCCGAGGAAGTGAAGAACTGCGTCGCCGACGTCGATACCTTGTCCGGATGCGCCCATAAATTAGTCTTTCAACACAGTGGAACCGTGCCCGCGCCGCCCTTGGTCTGCATCTCGCGAATGCGCAAGAAGAAGGCGGTGTCGGTAACCTGCCGAGGTTTTTCTTCCCTGGGTTCGCCGGCCTCGGCGCGCAGCTTCTCGATCTCGGCCGCCAGGCGCTGCTCGCGTTCGTTGCGTTTGCGGAACATCAAAGCCAGCTGCTCTTCGGTCCAGTCGCGGTTGATGTCAGCCGGCGTCTGGTGCCACTCGGAGAGTGCAAATTCGTAGAGCTCGCCTACCGAGGCAAGGACGCTATCGTCGTCCGCAGCATCTGCGTCACCAGTCCGAGCTGCGGCAAAAAAGGGAAAGCCACGCCCATGATCGCGGAGAAGGCGGTCGCGATCTGCTCTTCCGTGACCCCGTTCGCCGGCAACAGGATCTCGGCTTGGGGCAGCTCGGGCGAGTAGGCGAAGACCAGCTCGGCCAGCTTGTCCGGGAAGTGCAGCAGGGCGGCGGTCAGTCCGGTGGTCATGGACTGGCCATCCACCTGGAAGTTGAAGCTGGCGATGATGGGGACCAGCTCGGCGAACAGCTTTTTGCGCCACTCCCGTTGGGGCGTGACCGGCAAAAGCGGGATGTTGAAGTCGCTTGCGCCCAGTCGCACTACGAGGGGCGCACGCGAGATGATGTCGTCTTCGGTACGGGGTTTCATTGGTCGCCTTTGGGTTAGGGGTTAGGGGTTAGCTGGCTTCGTAGCCGGTGCCGATGTCGGTAATCGAGAACAGGCTCACGCCTTGGATCTTGCGGGCATCCCATGAGACGGGGAAAACCTGCTTGTCTTTACGGGTGATCTTCATCGACACGGCCACGGTGGTGATCGCCTTAGAAAGAAGAATGACCCGGTTGGTGTAGCCGCCCGGCGCGGGTCCGACGACTCCCACGGCCACGTACTGCAGTGGCAGCGAGCCGGCGGTGATCTGCGGGGTGGCGGCGACGTAGGTCGAAGCGCTGATCGAAGCCTGAAGGTTCGTCAGCGAAACCTCGGCCAGATGCGCTTGCACCACGAACTTCTCTTTTTCGAGGATGTCGAGTACCACGGCGGCTTCCTCATCGACGTACACCTCTTTGATCGTGGGCGTGTAGATGCAGTCAATTCCTGCGTCGGTGTAGCCGACCGTGTACCAGGCGGCGGGCCAAACCAGTGGCGTGGTGAGTGCGGGTTGAGCAGTTCCAACGGGGGCGATGTAAAGCAGCCCAGGCCCCGCGATGATGCTTGCTACATCGGGTTGTGCTGGCATTGTGTGTTTCTCCTTTTTCTTCCCCGAAGGGATTTGCTGAAAGTCTTAGGACCCGAGGTAGCCGGGATTGGGCCGCGCCATCACCATGTAGAAGGCGAAGACGAACGCCCAGCCGGTCTCGGGGTCGGTCATGTCTTGCGGGGCAGCCACCTCGAGCGCCCGGATGATGGTGCCGTCGCCGAGCGTGACCATGCAGGCGCCGTGCAGCACCTGGAAGATCGCGCTGTAGACTTGCGAGGCCAGTAGCGACTTTTCGACGTCGGCCCAGACCTTCACCTGGGTGCGCGCGTCGACCAGCGCGAGGATTTCGGAATGTGCCCCTGGCCCGCCGGCGCGGAAGATCTGAATCCCTGGCCCGAGCTTGGGGTCGAAGTGCTCGGGCAAGTCGTAAGACGCATAGATCGAGCCGTTGGCGTTGGTGCCCAGCAGGTTGGTGACCGAAGCCTGGCCGAGCAGGTAGTCGCGCACGAGCAGGTTGACGTCAACCACCGATTTTCTCTTTCACCCGCAGCGGCAGCTTCCCGATGTGTTGCTCGAATGCCGGGTAGATGTAGGGCTGGGCGCGCATGCGCGAGGTGCCGACTTCGAGGTAGCCGCCGTATCCGCTCTGCGTGAAGAGCTCGGCCTCGGGCCCGGCGTCGCTCGGATTCACCACACTGTCGATTGAGCGCCGGTTGTGCCCGGTGCCCATGGCCGGCCGGCTGAGTTTGCCTTCAGCCTTGAGTTCCAGGTTGCGCGCGTAGCCTTCCGGAGTGACCGGGGAGAGCTCTTTCGCGGTGGGCACGATGTCCTCGTCGAACACCTCGCGGGTCGCGTCCAGGATTACGGTCTTGACCTCGAGCGCAGCGGCGCCGGCGCGCAGGTTCATGGTCACGTGGGCGCCGATCGCCATCAGCTCGCCAGCTCCAACCGAGTACCTTTGAAAATCTTGCGAATCTCGTGATGAAAGAACGAGCCGATCGAGGGCTTCGCGTCGCGCAGCCGGTGATAGAGCTCGGGGCTCACCGTGGGGTAGGCCCAGCGCACCGGGCTCGAGCGGAATTCGACCACGAGGGTCGCGCTCTCCTCGTCGTAGCCGAGGCGCGCGATGTTCGAGGAGACCACTTCTTCGAGCTCGATCAGGTTGGCGGCGATCATGGCAGCACCAGGCGGCACCACACTTCGAGGTGATGGTCTTTGCCGGCCGGGTTGTGAATCTGGAAAATGTCGTACATCACGCCGTCGATCTGGAACCAGTGATCGTGGGTCAACGGCTTGGTGTTGTAGCTAGTCGCCCCGATCGCGTGATTCGGCGCGTAAGAGCCATCCGGCGCCGGGTCGAGAAACCACGGCCGGAGAAAGACCTTCTTGTAGGCGATCGCTTCTTTCGCCTTGGCCAGCAGCTCCTTGTCGGTCCCGACCGAGCCGGTCGAGAGGTGGCAGGGTACGGCGGTGGCGACGGTCGTGTAGCTGGGATCCGCCAGGCCGTACTTGTCGCCGCCCGCGGTCGAGCGGGTAAGCACGTTGGCCAGCTTGTCCAGCTGCGCGTCGAAGACGTCGGCCACGTTAGAGTTCCGTCCTCAGCACCCAGTTGCGGATGATGACCAGCTCGTTGAAGCCGCACAGGTTCTCTTCGATGATTCCCCAGGCGGGCAAATTGTCGACGGCATCCCGGAAGCGCTGGCCCAGGGCCTGAAGCGCCGTGACCTGATCCTTGCCGGACACCCGGAAGTCGCCGATCTGGATGGTCTGCCCGGCGCCGGAAGCGGCCACCCGGCTGGCGAGTGCGTCCATGGCCTGGGCGCAGGACAGGAGCAGCAGCTCGTTGAGCGGGATGTCGCCGGATCCGAAAAAGATGGTGGGCCCGTCGACCTGTTGCAGCGTGACCTGCTGAAAGGCGGCCAGCTCTTCATCCGAGAAATAGGGCGAAGTGGCGTTGGTGTCCTGGATGAGCAGGCGCATCTGGCCAGTGGTGGTGCCGAGGTCGTAAGAGAAAGACATCGCTATTTCACCGGGCCGAGCAGCAGCACCGCCGCGACCAAACACATCACGGCGCAGGCGAAGAACAGTTGAAATTTCATGAAGGCCTCAGTTGTCGAAGCGGTAGTTCCAGAAGGCATCCGAGTTCGAGCGGTGCCAGAAAATCGGCGGTTGCGGCCGCGTTGCGTAGTGGTCATGCACCTGGAAGGCGAACTGGAAAATCTTTTCCACTTCCTCGGGCGTCAAGCGTGGCGCGCGACTCTCGCCTTGCAAGGTGACCACGGACATTTCAGCTGCCTGCGTAGCCGGTCTGATCCTGGCGGATGGATCCTTCCTCTTTCCCGCCGACCGCGGTGGATGAGTCTTGCGCGGTGTCGAGCACGCCGTCGGTTTCGCCGGCGCCTTGGAGATTGGCCGTGGTGGTCGCTCCCTCGCCGCGCGGGGACTGGGTTTCTTTGCCCGTCGAGCCCGTGTTCTTGCTGTCGGTCGAGATGCCGCTATTCGGCCGTTTTAAGTCTTGTGCCATGGAATGTTTCCTCCCGTCTGGACTCTGCAAGGGGTTGGAGCAGAGCCCAGACCGGAGGGCGAGCCAGTTTCTGCTCGCCCACGCACGCTACTAGCGTGGGATCCGGTATTGAGGGGAAGCCAGGTTCGACTTCCCCGGTCTGGTTACGCGCCGACGTATGCCGAAGCGTAGTTGGGATCGACCTGGACGCCGCCAAAGATGTGGCGGATCCTCCAACGGATGGAGTCGGTCTCGTAGTCGCCCTCGAGCGGGGACATGGTTGCTCCCCCGAGTGCGATCTTGTTCGGGTTCTTCATGCACAGCTCGGGCGACTCGTGCCCGCGCAGGAAGTTGATCCGCGCGGCGTAGCCGGAGTTGGTGAGCTTGCCGAACAGGTACCAGGTTTTATTCTGGTTTCCGCTGGTGTCGACGATCGGCAAGTAGGGGTTGACGTGCCCGGTGATGTTGAGCTGAGGCACGGTGTTGGACGAGCTGCGGATCTGCGGCTTGGCGGAAGCCGTGGAATCGCCGCCCGACTGGATGATGTTGGCAGGGTTCAAGGCCTGCAACATCGGGATCTCGAGCGCCGGCGGGACGATGAGCTCGAACCCGTCGAAGATCACGGGCTCACCGTCGTAGTCGACGAAGCGCCGCATCGCGCTGGCCGCGGCGGCCAAGTTCGTGATGGAGAAGGTGGCACCCGCACCGGAGAACAGGTTGGTGATGTTCGCGGTGTAGAGGGGATGTGCGATGGTCGCACCGAACAGGCTGGCATGCGGGCCGCTCGCAGACGAGTAGAGCTGCGTCGCGAACTTGTACTCCGACCGCATGGCGGCCGTGGCGAAGCGCTCGGCCAGGTCGGAGAAGGCGCCGAGGTCATCGTTAATTAAGGCCTCCCAGGCCAACCCGAACTCGCGGCCGTACTTGCTGAGGTTGATGAATACCCGGCCGTCGACCAGCGCGGCGTCGTTCTTGTACTCGCCGCGGAGTGCGACTGCTGGCAGCACACCTTGCAACCCGTTCACGCCGATCAACCACGTGGGCCGAAAGTCGTTCTGCGTGCCGGTTTTGATGTAAGCCTTCCAATCCGGGTCCGCGGCCTTGTATTTGGCGTAAAGTTGCCGCTCCAATACGGTCCCGAAGAGGTAAGGGAAGTCCGCGGTCGACTCCGCTTCCTTCAAGAGATAGGTGCGCTTCGCGGTGCTGAAGCCGTGTTTGTTGGCGACCAGCTCGATGAACTTCACGAGCTTCGTATCGAACTGCGGAATGCGGTGCCGGACGTCGGAGAGACTGGATTCCAGCTTGTCGCCTTCCTCGATCAGACTTAGGAAGTCTTTCATTGTTCTTTTCTCCTTGGCCGGCACAGGGCCGGTTGGTGTGTTGTGGTGGTCGCCAAAAAATGAGAAGAGGCCTCTGGGCAGGCCTCACGGAACTGCTTAGCTATTCGCGCCCGCTGCTCCTGGCGTTTGTCCGAACAGCTTGACGTTGATGGTGGTGGTCGCACCGCCCGCGACTGCGGCCAGCGCGCAGCCGAAAGGCACGGCGGTGGAGTCGTCGCTCACGACGGCGGTCACCGGGTCGATGTAGACGGTTTCCCCGACGGTGATCGCGTGGTGGATGCACTTCACGGCCAGGTTGTAGACGCCGCGCGTGGAGACCACTACGGTGTCGGTCGATTGCAGCGCGTCGTTATTGGCCACGCCGACGATGCGCCCGATGACTACGGGGTCGCCAGTTTCGACCAAGTTGATTGGAACGGTGAGGCCTTCGCCGGTACCCACCAGGTTGGTGTAGGTATCGCCCGTCACGTGCGCCGGGTTGACGATCTGCGAGGCCAGGAAACTGAGGTTGTCTCCGGTCAGTACAAAGTTCTTCATGGCAACACTTCTCCTTTGGCCCAGGGAAGGCAGCGAGCCGCCCAGGGTCGGGTAGAACGATTTTGTTTAGCTATTTCCGGGGGTGGGGCTTACAGACTGGTGGCTGCGACCTTGGCATCTTCCTTGGACATGCCGGGAAGCAGCGCGAACGCTTCCTCGAGGTTGGGCTTCTCTTCCTGCTGCGACTCTTCCGTGGTGCCGTTGGCCGCGGCGCCCAGGTTCTTCGGGGCCGGCGTCTTGGTCGTGGCGCCGACTTTCTTCAGGTACTCGAGCTCTTCGGCAATCGCTTCCTTGATGCCGTCGGCCTTCTCCGCTTCCGCGAACTGCTTGCGCAGCCGGGCCTGCGCGATCTCGGGCAGCTTGGATTCGGCGAGTTGCTTGGTGAGCTCGACCTCGACGGCCGCGCGGCTGGCCGTCTTGTGGGCCGCTTCGGCTTTCTTCTGCGCTTCCTCGAACTTGGTTTTCAGCTCGGCGTTCTCTTTGGTGAGCGCCCCGAGCTGGGTTTGCGATTCGGCGAGTTGCTGTTCTACAGACTTCATTGCGATCTCCTGGGCATGTTTTTCAACCAGGCGGATCAGGTCCGGGCGACGTTTGCGGAGAGCCGCTTCCGTCACCAAGTCCACATCCCACTGGTTGTCTAGCGGTGCTGACTCCATCGCCTCTACCTGGCCGCCCGCGCCGGCATAGGTGACGAAATCTACGGAACGTGCCGCGATCAGCGACTCGACCACGTTCGTGGTCACGCCGTCGCGCTCTTGCTCGCTGGCCTCGCCGATCGCCCGGATGGAGACACCCATCTCGTGCAGCAAGCCGGCCTTGTTGAGCGTGTCGAGCTTGGCCTTAAAGGGCGGGTCGATGACCATGGCCTCGGCCTTGATGGTGCCGTCCGACTCGGGCCACACTTTTTTGATCGACGCCACCCAGTTGTTCACCGAACCTTCCGGCCGGTCCTTGGCCTCTTTCTCGCTTTGGTGGTCCGCGAACATCTTGGCATTCTCAAAGACCGCGTAGTCGCGCTTTAGGGTCGCGGCGGGATAGTAGCGGGCCTTCGACTTGTTGAGCCCTGGCCGGATGACGGTCATGGTGAGCTTGCCCGAGGCGGCGTCGTAGGCCGACTCTTGAAAGGGAATCGCCGAGCCGACCAGCACGCGGAAGGATTCCGCGCTGACGTCGCCGTCGGTGATCGGGGTGTAGCTGATTTCGACTTCCGCTGGCTTCCCCAACTGCACGTCGCCGTCGGCGTCGATCGAGTAGTCGCACTGGAACATCGAGCCACACATCGAATACACGACCTGGCCAGGGAAGATGTCTTGCACCCAGGCATACTCGCCGGCCATGGCGTCCTGGGTGCCGTCGTCGTCGCAGTCCATGTCGACGCCGGCGCGGATGTTGGCGTTGATCGCATCCGAGACCGCGGAGCGGATGGAGTCGAACGAGTCGGCTTTGGCCGCCTCGTCCACGGGCTTCAAGGGAAGGCTTTTCATGGGATCCTTTCGAGTTTCAGAACTTCACGCGCAGCCTGCGCCCAGCAGCGACAAGGCGTTGTGACAGGTCACGGCGGCATTCTCTTTGATCGCAATGGCCCCACCGGCACCCTTCCCGGTGACGCTGGAAGTCCAGTTCGGAGCAGTTCCCGAACCACTGTTAATCAAGGACGCATTGGAAGAGGTCCCACTGCCGGCGTTTTGAAAAACGTAAGGCGAGCTGATGCTCGAGGGAGCACTACTCCCTGCGCCGTAGACCTGCATGATGGCATCGTTGCTGCCGGTAAGGGTGAGAGTCACTCCTGCACAAACCGTGCAGGTGGTCGAGTCATCGACAGAGTTGGTGCTGTCGATGACGAAAGTGGTAGTGGAAGAAAGTTCAAAAACGTAAGCGTTCCAGGAAGGCCCACCGCTCTGGGTGGCACTCAGAGTAAAAGTAATGTTGGTGATGCCGCTGGCGCTGTTCAGGCAGTACCAGCCGTCAACTTGCTTGCCGGAGGAAGCATCGTTGCCGTGACAGCTGGGGCAATGCACCCAGGATGCCGAGCACGCGCCAGCTGTTACGCCCGACACGGTGATGCTCGACAGGCTTCCGTAGCCGGCCATTGCGATCAGGACATGGCCGGCCCCGGTGGAGGTCAAGGTAACTCCACAGGTAGTGGAGCTGACGGTGCAGGTTCCAATGGGATGCTGGGTCAGCGTCCAGGTGGCCCAGGCAGGCGAAGCCGCGGCCAGGAGCAGCAAGGCAGCAGCTAGAAGAAAGCGCTTCATGGTCACAGTGGCCCCGCGTAGGCGATCACCCCGGTAACCGCGGCCGAGGCGAAAATGCAGAAAGCGTGATTGGTGGCTTGGGTCGATGCCCAGGCCCGGCCTGAGGCTGGCCACACGAAGCCGCCGTTAATGGGAAGGCTTGCGCCCGAGGCCGCAGTGGTGCCGCCGGTCAGCAGCGCCGTGGTCGAGGTGGCGCAGGCGTTGCCCGCAGTCGCACTCGATACCAGGTTTACGTTGGCCGCGCCGGCGACGGGCAGAATCGAGATCTGGCAGATGTAGTAATTTTTCGCGGCCCCGGCCGCGCCCGCGATCTGCGTGTTCACGGCGACGTTGACGTAGTAGTAGGTCCAGGCGTTGTAGGCGCACGGATCCATGTAAGGGGCGCGCGTGTTGGTGCCATCCGTGCCGCCAAACAGCACCGCATTCGGCGGTACTGCCGCACCCGTCGCGCCGTCAAAGTTCGCGCCGGCATGGCCCTGCACGCCGACTAGTTGGGTGCCGCTGGCCGCGGTTGAAATTGCCGCGCCTGCCACCGAGGTGTGGTCGGTCTTCAGCGCATTGTTCGCGGCGACCACGCCGGCCGGCGTGGTGCCGTCGTAGAGGATCACCCGGCCGTCGACACTGACCGCCACCACGGAAAACATGGCAGTCGCGACTACCCAAGGCTCGGATCCAATGGTGCCCGCCGCGGTGAGTGGCCCATCGTTGTTGCGGAACTGGGAAGCGCCGACGAAGCTGAAGAGTCCGCTCGCCGAGGCCGGATTCACCTGGCCTGAGTCGTTCACCCAGGTTCCGGTGCCGCCGAGGGTGACGGTCTGGGCCGCGGTGCCGATGCCGAAGGCGGCGAAGGCGTAGTCGTTCGGCTTGTCGGGATTCATGGGACCAGCCGAGGGCGCGGTCGAGGTGCCAGTGCCCGTGGCGCTCGTATCGAAGACTTGCGGCGAGAGTGCGATCAGCCCGGACACTTCCCAGGTTTCCATCGCGATCGTGGTGTTGACCGCGGACGCGCCGGAGTAGGTAATGATCGCCGCCGTGACTCCGGCGGTGATGTTGGTCGCGTAGTAGATGCCGCAGTAGAAAGTTGTGCTGTTGGCCACGGCGGCGGCCAGCGTCCAGGTATCGCTGCCGCCGGTTTCGGTCAAAGTCGCCACTACGGTGCTGCCGTTGGGCAGCGGTTCGCCGGCGCACAGCGCCACGATTAGCGAATTCCCCGCTTTGGTCGCGGTGATGGTGTCGGTCAGAGTCTTGACCGTGGCCCCGCCGACGTTGTTCGCCGCCTTGTTGGCGATCACGGGCAGGTTCACTGCGATGCCGGTGTTGTTGGGCGAGAGCGCCACCACTTGGGAGACATCCGACTGGGCCGCCGGGGTGCTCGCCGACTTCAGCCCGGCCGTGCCATTCACCCCATCGGTCATGCGGATGGTCTGCTGCGCCGAAGCGCAAGCCGCCGCCAGCAAGACCGCGAGGAGTGCTGTCTGTTTCAGAAACTTCATTTGTAGTCGAGGTCGATCGTGGCCGCGCTTAGCGTGGTGGCGGTGTCATCGGCATCGGTGATGCCAGAGGTCAGGCAGTAGCCGATGCCGCTGGCGAAGGCGACGCCTTGCGGCTGGGTGTACAGAAATTCGGTTCCGGCCTGGATCGCGATCACTTTCTTCAGGTTGGTCGCACCGCAGCCAGTCGGCGTGCTAGAGCTGTCGTAAAGCTTGAAGTAGAGCGGCGTGGCCAGGGTGTTGAAACCGTGCACGCTGTAGAGCTGGCCTGCCGTGGACTTGACGTTGGTGTGATTGTCGGTAGCGGCGGCCACGAAGTGCGTCATGCTCAGCCCGCCCGACGTGGCCGGCCCGAGGTTGGCGGTGATCGTGCCCGAGTCGACGACCGTGTGCAGGTTCGTCCCTGTGGCTTGGGTGACCGCGGTGGTCGAGCCGGAGTCGATGACCGCGTGCAGGTTCGTCCCGGTGGCTTGGGTGACCGCGGTGGTCGAGCCGGAGTCGATGACCGCGTGCAGGTTCGTCCCGGTGGCTTGGGTGACCGCGGTGGTCTGGCCGTTGGCGAAGCTGACGGTAACCGCATTGCTGTTGGTGCCGGTGTTGGCCAGCGAGACTTGGACCGGATGGGCCGCGCTGCCGATCGTGTTCGAGCCATCGGTCACCTGGACCGTCTGCTGGGCGAACCCAGCGACGGACGCGAGCACCAGCACGGCGAGAAGCTGCAAGATGCGTTTCATGGGTAAGGGGCCTCGAGGGTTGAATTTAAGAGTGGTAGAACACGTCGACGTTGCAGTCGCCGCTCGCGACCGGGGTGTCGTCGGTGTCCTGAATGCCGTTCACGATCAGCAGGTAAAGGCCGGCGCTATACGCGATGCCGCCCGAGGGCACAGGATCGGGCGATTGCAGCCCCATCTGCACCGCGGCCACGCAGATCGGCTTCGCGGTCGTGAGGTTGGGCGCCCCGTTGCTGTCGTACAGCTTCACGAAGACAGGGAACACGGTCGAGCTCGAGCCGGCGCCGCCGGCATTCACCCCGGTCAGCACGCCGCTGCCGGTCGCGATCTGGTTGGCGTTGTCGCTGTGCTTCGCGACCAGATGGAAATTTAGGCTTGGCATTTGTGGCGGCCCCATGAGGTTGCCGACGGGCGAGCCCCACGAGCCGGAAACCTGCTCGTACACGTCGCCGTTCGTCTTGTTGAGATAGAAGTCTCCATCGTGGTGCAGCGCGACCGGAGCGCCGGCGCCCTGATACCACTGCGCGCCATCCAGGCCCGACCAGCCTTGCATGCCCTGCGCCCCAGTGGCGCCGGTGTCGCCTTTCGGGCCGGGCGTGGTCGACCAGACGAAGTTTTTGCCTTTGGGGTTGAGGTTGACTTGGCCCTTGGCCAGCCCGAAGGGATCCTTCGCGCTGCGCTTTCCTGGCTTGCCGGCTTCCGAAAAGACTTCGGCGATGCCCTGGGCAACGGCCTCGGCCACGGCTTCACGGGCAGGCAGCGGGCCCTGCGGGCCAGTCTCACCTCGAGCGCCGTCGCGGCCGTCCTTGCCATCGCGGCCGTCGACTCCATCGCGGCCAGCTGCTCCGGCTGCGCCATCGCGTCCATCGACTCCAGCGCGGCCATCTGCTCCGGCTGCGCCGTCGCGTCCATCGACTCCAGCGCGGCCATCCTTTCCGTCCTTGCCATCGCGCCCAGGTGTGCCGGGCTCGCCGGGCTCGCCTTTGTCGCCTTTGGGCAGAGGTGCCGGCTGCGGCGCCGGCGCCGTGGGCCAGCCTTTGACTTCGACCAGGTGAGGCTTCTTCTCTGCCTCGCCAAACCCTAGTCCGCGCGCGCCGGCCACGGCACACACACAATTCGGGTGCGCTGGCGGGGCGTCGTCGCCGCTGGGGAAGTTCTCGTCGACCGGGATCGCGCCGGCGTCTTCGTTCTCGATGCAGGCCTCGCACGGATCCGGGCCCGTAATCCACTGCTTGTACTCCACGTCGTTTGCGACCAGCTTGCGCAGGAAGGCTTGGCTCATCGCATCGTTCATCTCGGTCGAGGCGATGGTGAAGGCGCGCGAACTGCTCATTCCGTCGACTACTCCCTGGATCAGTCGCGCCGTGCCATCGACCCCTAAGCGATCGCTGATGCCGGTCGCGACTGCATCCGCGACCGCTTGCTGGGTGGTCTTGTCCAGCCCGGCGACTGCCTCGCCGGCGTGCAGCTCGGCATAGGCCGCGGCCACCTCGGCCGTCATGCCCGGCACTTGCGGGCTGTCGTCCGCGGCTTCGGCCAGGGTGTGAATCGCGTTGGCCGCGCGGATCGCGCTCGAGATGTGGGTGTGGAGCAGCCCGAGCAGCAGAGGTCGGCGCGAGCGGAGCAGGTTGTGCATCCGCATCGCGACCGCGTGACGCGCGGTTTCGGCGCTTATACTGCGCTCGATGTGCGCCAACTCTTCCAACTTCATGGCCGTAATCCGCGTGCCCAGCTCGCGGAAGTAGCTGCGCAAGTCGGCCGCGCAGTTGCGCTGGATGGCTCGGCCGGCCAGGCCCAGCAAGCCCGGCCGCCGGGCTTTCTCCAAAAACTCGGCGATCGCGCCGACGGGACTCACGCGCGCGGCGCCCTCAATATGTTGGCGATCAAGTCTTCGAGCGAGCCCGAGGGGCCGAGGCGCGCCGCCGGATCGAGGTGCAGCTCGAGCTCGATGTCGCCCAGGCGGATGGTGACGGTTTGGCCGCGCATCAGGCGCTGGATGGATTCCTTGCGCAGCGTGACTTCGGCCAGGCGTTTCTTGACCATCAGGCGTGCACCTCTTCGAGTGCCGCAGCCATGCGGTTGAGTGCGACCACGATGTCTTCGGCTTCGGTCGAGCTGTAGCCGCTTTCCGGGTTGTCGGGAATGCCAGGGGCGCCGCCGGCGAGCTCGGGCGCGCCGCCGGGCTTGTTTACATTCGGGTTCTTGCCGCTGGCTGTGGCTTTGGCCAGCGCCAGGGCGTGCGCCTTGTCTGCCTGATCCTGCACGGCCAGCTCGCCGCGCTTGTTTTCGACCTCATCCATCACTTCGTCGATGTTGGCGACGTTGAAGGAATTGAGCATGGAGCGCAGCACCGAAGGCACGTGGATTTCGGGGAAGACTGCGGCACAGTCCTTCACGAACTGGCCGATTTTGCGGAGGTCGTCGAGCAGGATGGGCGGCAGCACGATGTCGATCACTTCGCGCTCTTCCGGATCCTCGTCGAGTGCGATCGCAAACAGGTCGCGGTAGGCGTCCTGCCAGAAAGCTTGGTAGCTGGCAAACATCTTCAGCATGGGCAGCTCCATCGCGGTCGAGGTCGCGAGGTTGCCGGTCGAGGGATCGCCGAAGTAGTGCAGCATGATGCCGGTGCCGGCACAGACCATGAGCTTCAGCTGGTCGCCGTCCGAGCGGGCGTCGCCGGCGCCGGTCGCGCGCGGCATCGGGCCGAGCTCCACGCCGGCGTTCTCCACCCAAGTGCCGCCGGGTGCGGGCTGGGGATGGCGTTCCACCTGGGTCATGCCGGCCGAGGCGTAGGTCGACTGCAGCTTGGCTGTCATCTGGTTGATGATGCCCTGCCCACCTTTCACTTTTCCCTTCCAGGCGAATTTGGCCAGGGCCTGGGTGATGGCCACGCGGGCTTCCATGAAGCGGCGATGCTCTTTCGACCAATCCAGGTTCGAGGAGAGCAGCCCGTTGCCCCGCTGGTGCAAGGTGTCGAAGGCCACGTGTTTGACCTTCACGCCCTGTTCCACCTTGTTGCCAATGAATCCGCCGCTCGAAGGATCCTTCTGCTCGGCCAGCAGCGCCTCGTCGTCGTCGTCGTTGCGCCAGTCCGGGTAGTAGAGAACTTTGTCCTGGGCCGTGAGTCTCCGGTAGCCGAGCACGTGCTCGTCGTCGTCCGGGTCGCAAATGATGTCGGTGACCTGCAGGCAGTCGATGCGGCGGATGGTCTTCGGCTCTTTCGCCGTCCGGTTCTGGGAGTCGAACAGCGCGTAAAAGATCTCGCCATCGACTAGCAGCTTCTTCGACGAGCGGCGCTGGCCTTCCGAGTCCATCAGCGACTTGTTGCGCCGGCCTTTGGCGAACTCGTCGAGCTGGTCTTTGATTTTCTGGTTCTTCGAATCCCAGCTCACCCCGGTGCCGAGCGCGTAATCGGTCCACAGTCGCACGGCCTGCTTCATCAGCGGGTCGCGCAGCCAGTAGAGC